GGTGTTGCACTTTTATATATACGTTTAGAATTTTGTATTTCTTTTGGGTCAAATTTCTGAGAACTCATATTCCACTCCTGCTTCTTTAAATATTTCGTTTGTTTTTCCTATTGCTTCTATCCATCTATCTGGAGTTCCTTCTGATACTGAAACAACTCTTGATACTCCAGCTTGTATAATACCTAAAGCACAATCACCACAAACTGGTAAACCCCAAATATAAAGTGTTGAATCTCTTAGTGATATTCCATTTTCTGCAGCATTGTATATACAGTTCATTTCAGCATGTACGACATATTGATACTTAAGTTCTCTATTACTATATCTTTCTTCACTATCATCAATACCTTTAGGGAATCCATTATATCCTGTAGATAATATTTTTCTATTTCTTACTGCTATTGCACCTATCTTTCTACTAGGGTCTTTACTCCATGTAGAAATTTCATATGCTATACCAAGAAATCTTTTATCCCACTTACTTAACAAGATCGAAATGCCTCTCATAAACATGTAAGTTTTGAACTTGCCAATAGATATTACCGCCTTTTTTAAGTGGATGTCCATTGTAATATAAATCTTTTTCTAGTTTTTCTAGTACGTATTTTTGCCAAGCATAATCATTTCGATATCCAAATACAACATCATTACTTCTCATTTGAACCACACAATGTAGTTGTTCATCTCTAATATAATAAGTGACAGCATTTGTGCAAATAAAATCATTCTTACCATCTTCTTTATACTCACGCCAGATACTTGGTCTTTGATAAATCATTGAAGCTCTACGAGAATCAGGATTTATTTCACTTAGTTCTTTTACAACTTGATTATATTGTCTATGAAACTTTTTACTGAATATAAGATGACCATAATTAGAATTGATTTCACCATAATCATTTGCAGAATATTCCCATGCTGCTGGCGACTTACCATATATTTCAGCAAGTTTATTAATATTAGTTGACCTAGAGTTATACCATTCTATTTCAGCATCAATATATTCTTGATTAGGTTTACCAAAGATTGATGGCTTATCAGCTAGAAAAGATGCAGCAAATATTTCGATTGTTTTACAACCAGTCTTATCATCAGTAAACTCTTTATTTTTAAGTTTATCGATAAAGGTATTTGCGATATCTTTAGTCTTCAACATTATTCATTGGCTGATTGAACATATCTCTACTAGGGTCTTGGCCTTCCATTTTACCACGAATATATGCTACGCAAAAGGATGCGTAATTGATTAAGTCTTTATATGAATCTTCCAGGGATTCAAAGTTTGGTTCTTTACCTGACTCAAGTAAAGATGTGGCACGTATTAGTTTGCCTAAACATGCATCATGTAAAGTATCAATACCTCTACGATAATGCATCGCTTGAGTTATTGTACTCTTATCGCTTTGATAATCGGCTGATTTTGTTTGTTGCAGTTCAGCACATTCCTGCAGTACTTTCATACTTTCTTTCATAATTTACTCCATAATTATCTATTATATCACATTTCATTGCAAATGTAAACTTATTTTTCTCTAACATTTTTTATTGGAATTGACATTCCTTGTACCCAGTTTTCAGCAGTATTTTCTGCGTATATTTCTGAGTGATTATGTAGTTTTGTTGTTGCTTCAAAATCAGCACCTTCAAATAAATCGACTTCCCATCCATTTTTAGCTAAATAAACTTTTGCCATTCTATTTTCATTTTGATACTGATGATGTAATTCTCTCTCCATAATAAATCCTATATGTTATTTCTAAATACGAACTCTATTGCTCGCTCTGCTTCTTTTTCCATATCTCTTTTGGCATACCAGTTTCCTGTGTCTGAATCTAATTGCCTGCATAAGTATCCAATCTCTTTTGCTGTGATTGGATAACCTTTAGCCATTGCATTTCCTGCAGTACTAACCATGATTTGATATAGTTTTGCATACCAACCTGTATCAGATATTGATTTGTATTCTTCAATCTGTTTACGATTAACAAATGGACAATCGTCATAACTATTCCAAGAGTAGCTGGTATTATTTAATTGATTTTTTCTATGTTCGATTAATCCTTTTTGAATTGCATCAGGTAATCGATTGAAAAATCCTTCTTGTCTATTTACGTATGGATGTTTACCCATTAGTTCTATTGGGTCCATTTGTTTTCCTTCACGAGTAAAGATAAAATTAAAAGCATCTTTATATTGATTAGGAATATAATACATACGAGATAAATCTTTTGTTTGAGCATCAGATACTTCCAAGAACTCTTTATTTAAAGCATACCAAAAGTGTTTGATATCCTCTTTGAGAACTGGATATTTTAAATCAAATACTAAACGAAACTTTGGTGACTCTTTTGTAGATGATGCTGTTGAATAGCAAATATACTTATAGTCAGGATAAGTTTTTTCAATTGTTCTTATATCACCTTGGAACGTATCAACATCTAAAGCTGCCCAGCCACCCCAACCAACAACATTATCATTTGCTCTTGTTGTATTTGGTTCATATGTGGCAGGTGATATGAGAGGAGCTTCTTGTTTTGTAGGATACTTATCATCACTAGCTAACTTATATAACACACCAGCAAACTCATCAAAAGAACTATAATCCATTCTCTTATGAGTTTTGTTATCGTATATGTTATCAAATATCGTTAAGCTTACCATGGTTTCCTGTATGACTTGGTGCTTCCCAATCTTCTGGCTTTGCCAAATCAGGTACTCCAAGTGGGTTTGGTCTAGATTCTTTTATTCCAACATACTTTTGCATATTAGCTTTTAGTACAGCATCCCATGCTTTGTATGGGTCAACACCATAAGCATCTAGTGTACCAATCGCAACAACACACAAATCAATGAGGCCATCAACAATCTCTTCAGCATCCTTACGCCTGTAAGCTGCTTGAGTTTCATCCAACTCTTCTTGTAAGAATTCAATTCTAAATTTAAGAAACTCTCTTAGTTTTTCTGGATTAGTATCAACCCAATCACGAGTTTGATATTTTGTTTGCATATCATGAATATCTTTTACCCAGTCTTTGCTCATACTATAATGTCCTTTTTAGGTGTCATGATTCTTGTATCTTTGCCTTTGATTTGGTCAACTAATGACTCTAAAGGTTCAACAATAAACATAACAAAGCTTTTGTTTATTTCCACACCATCTTTAGCTAAGGTATATGGCATAAAAGGAATGAATCCAATCTTACCAGGTTCCGGAGCAAATAGCGCATGGCCATCTTTGATTGTAATGCTATCTTCAGTTTCAGTCACTTTACCAATAACTTCTTCTCCATTACTTAATCTTACTAATTTATATTCCATATTTTTTTCCTCTTGGTATATTATAACACATTTCTGTGTAAATGTAAATAGTTATTTAATTTATTTACAGTATCAATCTCAGTTTGTGGATTGTTCCATTGCCTATTCAATCTACTTGGATGTGGTATCTTACAATGTTCGACACCTAATCTTTTTAGATATTCAGAAGCTACATTTCCTAAAGCCACTATGTGAGAGTATTTATACGATTGTTCTAAGGTAAATATAACTTCATCTTCTAAGTTATAAATGTTAGTCCAATCATAATCTTCTTTTATCCAACCACTTACTCTATTCCAAGTAGTTGATTTTGATTTATCTACTAAACCTGGTTTCTGTCCAACAACTAATATCTTAGCCAAAGAAATCCTCCAAGCTTGCCACTTCCTCATGATTCCAACCAACTGCTTGTAGCACAGGTTCGATTGGGTCAAGGAATGTCTTTTTAAATTGTGTTTCGTAATCAATGTACTTAAGTAATCCAAATTCATCAGGTAAGTAATCAGAGAATGCAATAACATTCTCATGAATTGGATTTGGCATACGAAGATATACGAACTTGATTTTATCGCCATTGTTAATCAAAGGATATTTCTTTTTGAGCGATAAGTTATTTACTTGATGATTGAATAGTAAAGAGCCACGTACGTGCATAGGTGTACCTTTTTTATAGATTTGATTATGGTCTTTAAACTCACGAACTTTAGTAACGCCACGTGGAAATGCAATTTCATCTGGTGATAAAGTTTTAAAATGATTTTTGAAATGTTCAATTGCCATTTGTGTTTCTTTTTCATCTTTTGATATAATAATCTTGAACATCTCTTTTAATGCTTCTCGGCATGGTTCAGGTGTACTAGATTTGATTGCTTCAATTCCCATGATTTTTAACTTAGGCGTTTTATATCTTACACCCTCGTTGTCATGTACGTTTAAGATGTAGCGTTTCTTAGCTGTCCATATTCCTCTATCAGCTATAGCTTCCCTTTTCATAACCATACGATTAGATACACCACCAAGCATATCAAATAGTTTATCGTAAGACTTAGCTAGTTCAGGCTCAAGCATTTCATCAGCAACTTTATCCAAGAAGTCAATAGGATTCTCAGGTTTAAACTGATCGATTACATCTCCTAAGCGTACATACAAACTATCGGTATCGATGGCAACGACATAATCTTCTCTTGAATTCTTTTTGAGCACTCGATTAAGGTAGGAGTTAAGTGCATATTCGGCCCATCGTATCGTAAGCTGTCCGGTGAGGGTGATGGCTTCAGCAATTCGTTGGTCGAAGAAACGAAAATACCTGTTGCCCAAAGCACCATAAAGAGAATTAAGAAGGATTTTAATTGCGACCTGCCTATTCTCGGCAATTGCAATATCCCTTTCGATTTGGTATAGTTTTTGTTTGTCATCTTTATCCACCTTTTCCTTTTCATTTTGAGCATCAATCATTTGCTTTTTGATTCCTACCCTTTCATTATACATTTCATCAATAATCATTGGAAGTATTCCAACCTTTTTAGTTGTGAAGTGTTGGCCATTTGCAGCTACACATTCACCATCAAACTTTTTCATTTGCACATTTGGATTTGCTAGCATATCTTCAATATCAACTTTACTTACCTTTCCATTCACAATTGTCTCAGGTGACATATTGTATTGCATGATAATAGAAGGATATAGAGAGTTTAAATCAAAACTAACCATGTGATTATGTATTCCAACTTGAGGTTCTTTTACAAAACCACCAGGATAGAATGTTTTAGTTTTATCCTCAGCAAATGGTATTATAATATTATGTTCATATAGTTTCCTAAAGATAATCGTATCCCAGATTGCTGTAGTGCCAAAGGTGTCATTGTAGTTTACTCCACCTTTGTATGCCATAGTTAAACAAAGAGTAATTAAACCAAGTTTATCTTCGATTCTGTCTACCAACTCAACGTCCTTTATATTATAGTCAATAAATTTTTGGAAGTTATGTTTGTAAAGAGAATGCAAAGAACCATACTCTTCGTAGGAAAGCTTTTTCTCTCCAAGTACTACATGAGCAATGTGGTCCAACTTATAAGATTCCTGAGGACCATAAGAATATCCAAACTTTTTAAATAAGTCAAGGTAATCCAAATTAGAAATACCTTTGAGTTCGTAGGCAGTTTGAGTTCTACCCATCGTAGTTATTTCTCTACGTTCAATCATACTCCAAGGTGATAGCCTTTTTACGTATGGCTCACCAAGAAGTTTATGTATTCTGTTTACGAGGTAAGGTATATCAAAGAACCTAGTATTCCAACCGGTCACTACATCAGGTGAATGAGAAACTGAGGACCAATGTGTTATGAAGTTGACCAATAGGTCAGCCTCAGATTCATAGCTTTTATAAACTACCCGGTTGGTTTTCATTAATGATTTGTTTACATCGTAAGTGCCTAGGCCCCATACATAGTAAGTGTTATCGATATTATTTTTAATCGTAATCGCAGTGATTTGATTATCAGCTTTGTCTGGCTCGGGGAAGCCATCATCCGACGCAACCTCGATATCAATCGTTGTCACATTTACTTTGTTACGATCGAAATCGATTTGACCTGGAAATTGGTCATTGATGAAAGCCGAAATATATCGAGTGTTTCCAAAGATATGGAGCCCGGCAGTATGTTTGTTCGTTTGAACCCATTCATTTGCAGATCGCATAGAGTCAAAATTCATCTTACCAACTGGAGTACCATCCAAGGCTTTCCAATTTGTAGGACGATTCGTACTCACGAATAGTGAGGGTTCGTATTTAATTTTTTCTGAGATTCGTTTATTGTGGTCGTACCCACGAAGGAGTATCATATTACCATAACGACTTACATTAGTATAAAACTTCATAACATGTATATTATATCACAGTTCACGGCAAAAGTACACTGTTTTTTTAATTTAATTCAAAAGATTGGGGAGCTATCTCTAACTCCCCGCATGATTGTCAATTTGGCTTTAATAGCTGCTGGATTGCATTATCACGATCATTGGCGCTAATCCTAAGATTAATGCTGTGATAGATAATACGATCACGGTAGTTTTTAAGGCCTCGGCAACGTCTTCATATTTGTCAATAAAATGAGTTATATGTTTCATGTTGTTCTCCAGTAAATATTTAATTTATATCTACTGAGTTTCGCTGCTCACCAGTTTACCCTTTCAAGTATTCTTTCTTCTTTGATGCCCCAGCAGACCCTAATTCGATCTTTCTAGGACGCTTCTCTTCAGGTAGTTCTACTCTGGCATACACCACTAGTATTCCATCCTTTAAATCAGCACCGTCTATTACTACAAATTCTGAGAGTCGAAATGATTTCTCGAATTTGCGGGACGATATACCTTTAAATGCGAAATCTCGTTCGTCCTTACACATCTCACCAGAGACCTTTAGGATTCCATCTTTGACTTCTACATTGATGTCATCTTCTTTGAATCCAGCTATAGCTAATTCGATTAAGAATTTCTCTTCATCTACTTTCACAATATTGTGTGGTGGATAGTTATCTGTTCCGGACCTGGCGCTTTGATGAATCCTTTCTAAGTCTTCAAATAAAGTATCAAATCCAACGAATAGTGAACGAGGCACGTTCAAGTTATTTCTTACCATTTTGTTTCCTCCTATAATAGCAAGGTTGTGGGAACCGGTCCAATACCGCATTCCTCGATTATATTTATACTAGTTGAGACACCAGTTTAAATAAATTTTTTTAAAAAGTGAGTTTAACCACTTTGTTTAATCTGCCTGCTTTCATAAACTTATGAAATTCTTTCCAGGCCTTTTTAATTCTTTTCTCCATTATTGCTGTTTCCTATATTGTATTTAGGGCACAGCTCCCATTGAGTTTTTTCCTTAAAAGGAATCACTTTGATTTGTCTCAATGGTGCTAAATCCTTTGCGACCTCTGGGTTAACTATATTAATAAGTCCCCAATCGGCTAGGAGAGTTGCGATTGTGTTTCTACGCTGTACATCATTTTCTATAAGATTCGATGGCTTACCATCTAATAAAAATAGCTCTTTGAAGTGTACAATAAAATATCTACCTTGCTTATGCAAGATGTGACATGATTGGAATAGTTTATTATCCTTCCTTGAGGCTACTCCAATTCTAGTTAATGTTTCTCTGATTTTGAGAAAGTCATCGGGCTCATTCAACGTTACTTCTAACATATCTGCCGGAACCCAATTCTTTATTTCGTTATTTTGTTCTTCCACCTTTCAATCCTTTTCTTTTCAACTCTTCTATTTGTGCATTATTAAATAATTCTAAAACGGATTTAGCTTTATCGTTGCTATACCCATAATGTTGTTTAATGAGTTCTAGGTTATTGATGTCCTGTGGCTTTATCCACTTGGACCATCTTTTCTTTTTCTTTATTATATTTATAAAAAAATCGAATTGAAGGCGATGGTCTAGGTGATGAAAACGATTCATTTCATTAGCATATAACACTGTATCGTTAAAAAACGAAAAGTTCCTATTGATTATGAAGGGATTGTACCCTTTTTCAGCTACATCATCGACCATGATATCTTTCTTAGTATCATTGATTGATTTTATATATTCAAAAGGGTTCATAATCCTAAGCCTTTACGTGTTTGTTCTGCTAAAAACTCTTGCGCTCTCTTACCTTCTTTCAACTCTTCATTCAACTCAGCTATTCTTATTTGAGCATCATGTAGTTGTTTTTGTAATTGCATTACATTGTTTTTTAGAACTTCTATTTCAATATCCTTATTCATTTAAATTCCACTCCTGCCATAATTTCAGTTAGACACGCAACCATATTGAGTTCATGGTCAGCCACAAAGCTGTCCTTGTACTGATAATCAGCAAGTATCAATATAAGTTGTGGTATCGACTGAGGGTTAACATATTCAGTTGAGCTATCGTATATCTTACGAAACATCGCAGCAGGTTCGATATCGATATTATCTGCAACCCATTGTCTCATCTTACGAAAGTCTTTTAACTTAAGATGACTCATAAGGTTTCCAACTGAAACATCATTTACGTTGACAAGTATACCAGAGTCAATACTACCTGATACACCATATCTTTGTAATTCATTTATTGTTCTACGAAAATCTGGAAAGTATTTCATTATCAGTTCAGCGAGAACTGGTTGCTCATAACTTACGCCTTCAGTTGTAAGTATATGCTCAAGCCTTTCCATCATACCCGCAGCAATAGATTGTTTTTGTCCTTTAGGAATACCAAACTCAATTACATTACACCTTGAATGTAGTGGTTCAATAATCCTATTCTTAAAATTGCATGTAAGTATAAACCTACAGTTTGATGAGAACTCTTCAATAAATCCACGAAGAGCCGGTTGGGTGGACTGGGGATTTAGATAATCTGCTTCATCTAATATAACCACCTTGTATCCACCCTCTAAACTGACTGAACTAGCAAATTGTTTAATCTTATTTCTAAGAGTATCAATTCCTGACTCTTCCGAGCCATTAATTATTATATAATCTAAATTTAATTCTTTACACAGTGCTTTTGCAACTGTCGTTTTACCGGTACCTGCAGTGCCCGTTAAGAGCATGTTTTGCAGTTCCTTTTGTTTTAATATTAACCCAAAATCTTTTTTAAGCTGTGAGGGTAGTATACAATCTGACAGCGTGGTTGGTCGATATTTTTCAACCCATAGATGTTCTTGCATTAGTTCACCTCCCAAGCTTCAACTGTATCTAGTCTGAAAGACCTCCATGCGTTTTTATCTATTGACCAAACAGGATATGCTTCCATTGCATCTTCCGTATAGTTAATAGTTGATTTAACTCCATTTGCTTTTAACACATCTGGGTTAAGAGTACATGGCATAACTCTTAGTTCGCCTGTATCTATTTTTCTGAAACTTACTGTGACTTGCCCTTTTTGTAAAGCCTTGAGCAATTTGGCTTTTTCATTTGTTTGCATAATATATCCTTAATTAAAAATTGGAGGGGAATTTCACCCCTCACCATTATTCAGCTGCTTCTTCAACAGGTGCTTCATCAACTGCAGGGACTGCTCCCTCTGGCGCTTCACCATCTTTTGGTGCGACTGAGTTAACGAATGCTACCACTCTATTTCTCAATCCGCCAACGGCTTCAAGCTCTGGGCCTTCAAAACCGCCACGCTTAGAACAGATATCAATTATCTGTACTACAGTTGCTAAATCCTGAATCGAAAGTTGAGGCTGTTCACCACCTTCTACCGGTGCATCAACTGCTTCTTCAGCTACTTTCACTTCTTCTGACATAACGTCCTCCTATAGGTTTTAGACTATTATATTTATACATGGAATACTGAGTTTTTCTCTAATGCAATAAAATATTCAATAGGATAATTACTATTAGTCCAGTTAGAAATTAGCTTAGATGATATACTTACAAAGTAATCACCAGGTAGTAATTTCAAGTTAGGAATACTTATTATAAAATTAAACTCATTCTTACATGAATTATCTCTGTCTACTTCAACGCTAAATACGTTTGAAGTAGCATCTCTGCTATCGGAAACTGAAGCAGTGATAACTCCATTTTCTCCGGATAGTTCTAGTTCAGTATGACCCAGAACAGCTGCAGCTTTTCTTACTTGATTCATTACTTCTTCAGTAAGATTAATACCAACTTCAGCTTCTGGCATACTAATATCTTTTTGCGGTGTTGTGAGTATATCCCTTTCAGCATAGAAGTATTTTATCTTTTGCTGATTAGTTGGAACATCACCACCGACTGTATTGCTAATTAAAACTGACTTTTCTTCAAAGTTAAGTTGAGGATTTTCAATAAGACCACATACTGACAAGAACTCGTTTAAATCATATATTCCAAACTCTTGTGGAAAGTCTTCAACAATTTCAGCTTTGGCCATAATTGTTTTAGCTTCCGATATGGTACTTAACCTTTGACCCGGTTTGAATACCAAGTTAGGATTAATCGTTGCAAAGTTTTTCAACACATTAAGTGTATCATCAGATAGTATCATATTTTTCTCCATAATTATACTATTATATCACAGTTCCACGTAAATGTACATTCTTTTTTTCAGAATAGTTAAAACCATTCCATGTAAAATATGAATGTAATCTATAATGTGGACTATCATTTTCATGGTCATTTATAAAAATAACCGCTGCATCAGGCGTAGGCTTCTCCCATCTGGTTAAAGTCCTATGCCTTTCATTTAAACGTTGTATGACCGATGGAACGTATTGTGGTATCTTAGTCACTTTGACTTCAATCCAATTTCCATCAGGGTCAATCACGTCATTAAATGTTTCATCATTATCTTGCCAACCTTCTTGTTGTAAAAGGAACCATTCAGCAAAATGACCAACTCTTACGTCATTCTCTACTTCTACTAATTCTCTTCCATGTCTGGTAGATTCTTTTCCATGAATTAGTTTTGCTTCAGCTTTGACTCTCTTTTCGAAAGCCTCTGTTCTGTAGTCCTCTCTATTAAATTCTATCATGTTCGTTTAGTGCTATTATTGCATAGTGTAAAACTTTCATCAGATCCTTACGTGAATCATCATGAGTTCCTTTTTTACCATACCTTTGTGCATACTTAAGAATATTACCAATGGCAAAACCAATACCATGTCCACAATCCGATATGAATTCAGTTGATTGAAACTGATTTTTCGAATAGTGTCCATTGTATGTTTTATCGATATAAGCCTGGAGCTCTTTGATGAGAGCTCCTTCGTTAAATTTGTAGTTAATTTTTTTATTAAACATGTTCATCCTCGAAGTCAGTATCGACTTCTTCTACTTCCGGAGCACCGTGGATTGATGGGTCATCGGCTACGACTTTGGAATATAAATCCAAGAATGCAGCTTTTGTATCTTCATCAAACCTTGAGATACATAGGTCAATTGCTTTATCAACCTTTCCGAAGATTGCATATGTTTGTACGATATGGCAAAGTCTTCTTGTTGAGATAACTTCATCTACACCATCATCGTAAAACGTTTTTCTAATAATGTCAGCCCATACTACTAAGTTTTGAGCTAACTCATCAGCAGTAAAATCTCCACCAGCATCAGATGGAATGTATTTATCCATGTGCTTTAGTACGATTTTCTTTTCCACATTGATTGATGGAAAGTGTTGGTCAACTGAAACAGTAAACCTTTCCAAGAAAGCTTCATCAATAATTGAAGCTGCTGTAAATCTTCCATCGTCTGAACCTTTGCCTTTTGTATTGGCTGTGGCTATAACATTAAATCCATCAGCAGGCTTAACAACTTCTCCAGTCTTTTTAACCAGAACAGGTTTGCCTTCGAGGATTCCTTGTAGACACATAATTTTATTTGTAGCTCTATCAATCTCGTCCAGTAGAAGGATAGCTCCATTTTCCATTGCTTTAAGAACTGGGCCTTTTGCAAATACGGTTTCTCCGTTAACAAGTCTAAATCCACCTAATAAGTCATCCTCATCAGTTTCAGGATTGATTTGAACTCTTATAAATTCTCTACCAAGCTTAGCACAAGCTTGTTCAACCATGAAAGTCTTTCCATTTCCTGAAAGACCACTGATGTAAGTTGGATAGAACATACCAGATTTGACAATCTTTACGATGTCATGGTAATTACCCCAAGGTACGAATGTGTTATCAACTAAAGCAAATGTCTTTTCATCATTTACAACTGATTGAACCATTCTAGCTGCATTGATTGGAGCAGCTTCTACAGTAGGTTGAACCTCATCTTCTCTGAGAGGTACGATAAGACCAGCCAAATCGTATGTACCGATTTTGACTCTGTTATCAGCATCAAAGATAGGACCATAGTCCTTTCCTTTGTAGCCGTATGTTTGGCCAACATCAACGATTTGTTGTTTTCTAAATTGGGTTTGGTCAGGATACCTGCTAGCAAGTTCCTTTAAGATTACCTCAGTTTGAGGTTTAAGATTTTTCACATTTTTCATAATATAATTAACTCCTTATTTTTATTATATACTATCTATTATACACCGTTTTTCTGCAAATGTAAACGGTTTTTTTCATTTATTTCACTTTTTTTCATTAGGCAACAATCCTTCCAAAGTTTGTTAATAATACTTTGTTATTCTTTTTGGACTTACTATGCCTTTTGAAAGCCGCAGTTATTTGACCTTTGGTAGCACCTGCATCCGGATCGAAATCAGCTGCAGCTGTTTCTAATACTGTTCCACCTTTAATTACGTAGAACTCATCATAACCTTTTAAAGCGTTTGATGTAAAACATTTATTTTTCCTGTACTCTTTTGCAGCATTTTGGTAAAACTCTCTGTAGCTATCATCCCACTCATCACTATATGGATCGATTTCATTAAATACTCTACCCAGTATGCCCTTCCAATCATGATGGCCATTTGTAATAAAGAACCCGACGGTTGTTGTATTGTACGCCTTCTGAATATCTTCTAACATAGCTTGAGTAAGACCTCTTCCGGTATTGTTAGCTTTTATAACTCTTCCATCAACATGGAAAATAACTGAGTTATTGTACCATCTACCAGTAGATGTTCTTTTAATTTCAGTGTTTTTATAATCTGTATGAGTACTAGTACGATTAGTATCACCATCACTTATAACTACTAAGTTCATTTTCTCAACATTGTGCTTTCTTTTAAAATCTTTGATTAGCTTTGTTGATACATTAAGAGCTTGGTTAAGTGGTGTTGAACCATATCTTTCGTACTCAGAACATATCCATCTATCATCTGCGTAGCATCCTTGTTCCATTTCTTTTCTAACATAACAATGATATAGAGCTTCTTCTAATACAGCTTTTCTCATACTTGAACTAACAATTTGTGGCATTGATAAGTTATCATCTCTCATCTCACCATCCATTTGTGTTATTGTATTATTGTATCCTCTCTCAGTAGTAAATCCATAGATGTCAAATGGGATATTAACTGCTTTACAGAATAAACTTAAATGAACCACTTGGTCTAGGACATTACCCATTGTACCTGACATTGAACCTGAGTAATCAATTAATCCAATCAATCCATGATTTTTAGCATCAGCCAATCTTGTGACTTTAGCAAATATATCATCATCAGTTTTATATGACCATAGTTTATTTACATCGATTGAACCACTTCTAGCTGTTTCAGCTCTTGTCCATCTAAATGCTGCTTTTCTTTGCTCAAATTCTTTGACTGCAAAATTAACTGACCTTTTAGCATTTGCTAGGTAATCTTTAAAAGAATCTCTGTATGAATCAAAATCTTTCATTCCATAGTAATCATCTTCTATATAAATTCTATTTTGATCGATTGTTCGCTTTCTTGATTCCATTAATGTTTTGTAATCTACAATTGAAGCATTTTTAATCTCAGGTGAAAGTTCTCTAATAACTAAATCTTGATCGCCATGCTCATCTACATCTAAAAGTTTTCTTTCATTATTTCTAAAGGCTTCATCTGTTTGAGAAACATCTTCTTCTTTTTTCTTGGCTGGCTTATCCACATCCTCCGCAGATAGCGTATTCTCATCGTCGCTTCTTGAGCTAGAATCATTGGTCTCTTTGCGATCGTCAGAGTCCTCGCTATCCGCAGATTTTGTTTCAGTTGAATCTGATTCGACATCTTCTTGGCTAGAGCTCTTAGTCTCTTCCGTGGAGCTTGAACTTTCAGATTCAAAATCGTCATGACCTGATTGGGTACCTGGTTCGGTTTCACCATCTGATGGTAAATCACCATCTTCAATTTCAGGTTCTTGTATTAATTCTGGTGTGTTATCTTTTGTGTATGCTAATATGTCCTTTACTACTTGAATTACATCTTCAAAAGTATCGGTTGTCATTGTAGCATTATATAGTGCTTCTTCTTCCGGATTAAATGGAATGTTTAAGTGAGCACCAACTTTTGCTTTTAAGTTAATTTTATCAATAAGTTTAATATTATTAAAGTCATGGTCTTCTCCAAAGAATCCATCTTCAAATAACTTCTTATAACCTCTTTGAAATGGTCCTACTAAACCAACATATCTTGATTTGATTTTTCTTTCAATCCTTGCATCTTCAACAACATTAATATATGTACGTGGACATCCTTCCAATTTTTCAGGAGAATCATGCCAACCTTCAAATGGTGTTTCCAATGCGTGACCAACTTCATGACCAATCAATAAATCAGAAACATCCTTTCCTTTGTCAACCCACTGAGGAAGACCAAGTACTCTGTTCTTGATATCAAACCAAGCTGTTTCGTAATTACCATGTTGTACTGAGATATTCTCAGTTGCTAATAATTTGGCTAATATAGATTTTTGACTCAATTTAAACTCCTTAATTTTTAAACTAATATGTATATTATACACCGTTTTTCTGCAAAAGTAAACGGTTTTTTGTAATTATTTTAAATTGTTACGTTCCTGTAACGTTCTTGTAACGCAACTGTAACGTTTCTAAACTAGCGTATCTTCGAGAAGTTGTTCTTTTTGAAAAACTCTATACGTGAACGGAACTTATCTTGTAGCACATCACCTTTGTGAGATATAATAAAGACGTTCGAATCTTCATCCATCGTACCAAGTATCTTAGTTAGATTATCTACACCATCCACATCTAAACTTGAATCAAAGGTCTCATCAAGAACTAATAGATTTGTTGATGCTGAATTTTTCATCTTAGCAATATGTCTCCATGTAAAGAGTAATGCTAAATCAATTCTTTGTTTCTCACCTTCAGAAAAGGATGCGTAGTTAAATGAATCTCTGTGTCTTGATCGAATTGTCTCGTTAAAGCTTTCATCCAAATGAAATGATACAAAGAAATCTAGTATCTGAAGATAATGATTAATTAATCTGTTCATAACTGGCAAGTATTGTTTGATAACTTTAGTTTTAATTCCAGTATCTTTTAACATCTCACCTATGATTTCGTTATAAGTTCTTTCTTCTACAAACTCTAACTTTTTCTCAGTTAACTTATCTTTCTTTTTATTTAGATTTGTTTTACTTCTTTTTGCATTTGATACATCACCAGTTGAACCCATCAATCCATCAATCTCTTTTTGTATTTTTCCAATCTCAGTTTGATGTACTCCGATTGAATCATTATTACTATTAATCTTCTGTTGTTTTTGACGAAGTTGATTTAACATATCAGCATTTTCTCTCTGAGATTGCTTGAGCTGTCCAATAGATTTCTTTAAATCTTCTTTTGCTTGTTGTAGTTCAGCAGCTTTATCCTTTATAATCTTTTGTTTAGTATCTTTAATCTCTTGGCCAATATCCTGGTCACAAGTTGGACACGTATCATTCTCTTCGTAGAACCTTGACTCTTGAACTAAATCTTTTATCTTTCCATTATAAGAATAATCATATCCTTCAAGGGTAGACATTTTTTTAGTTTCTTGTATTTGGTCTTTCTCAGAACTTTGTATCATGGCTGTTAAACCTTTGCCCAATGTTTTTGACTCTTCAAATAGTTTAGTAATCTCTTCTTTATGAGTTTCAATACTACTTCTTTTCTTTTCTATTTGGTCATCGTTCAGCTCTTGTAAATCCTTTATATATTTCTCAGCTGCTTGAATTTTAGTTTTAACAATATCAAGGTTGTGGTTAATATCAACTAACTCATCTCTTATTTTAATATTTCTTTCTTTCAATAAAATATTCATCTTAGTAAAGATATTGATGTCCAATAAATCTTCTATTACGTGTCTACGCGTCCACGCGGGTAATTGCATAAATGGAATAAAAGAACTACTGCCTAATACAACTACTTGGTGAAATGATTTATGGTCAAGCTTTAGTATATTTTGTTCAAGGAACTTTTGATAATCCCTTACGTTACTAGCTTGGTTAATCATATTACCATTTTGCCATATCTCAAATTTGTTAGGTTTAATACCTCTTACAATTTTAAAATCAACCTGGCCAATAGCAAACTCAACTTCTACTATAGAATTTTTATCGTTGATTGAATTAATTAATTGACCTTTCTTTATATCTCTATGTGGTTTACCAAATAATCCAAAAGATAATGCATCCAATAGTGTAGATTTACCTGCACCATTTTGGCCTACGATTAAAGTTGTTGGTGATTTCTCTAAGTTAATAGTTATAGGATCGTTTCCTGTGGAAAGAAAGTTCTTCCACGTACATGATTTAAAATGTATCATAATACCTCTAGGTTCTGTGCTTCAGTATATAATTTTCTCAATTCGACTTTTAGATGTTCTTTATCTAAGTCTGTTTCCACAGCATCGACATACGTATCCAAGAGTTGTGTTGTATCCTCGAGAGATATTTTGTCATCTTCGACATTCTCTCCAATATACTCTTCAAAACTCTCAGCTATTTTAAGTTCATATGTATCAATACTTTGTAATCTATCTACAAACTTATCGAACATATACAAGTCATTTTTATTTATAACAATTAGTTTAATGAACTTTTTACTATATTGACTTACATCGATTTTATCGTAATCAGTTTTACTATCATCGTATATTACTTTCTTAAACATAGTAATTGGATTTCTTATTGCTTCAATCTCTCTTGTTTCTGTATCTAATACGTGGAAATACTTAGGGTCATCAACATCAGCCCAGGTAAATTCCATTTGGCAACCTAAGTAATGTACATTTCCTTTTGTTGATTTAGTATGGAAATGACCAGATAATACCATTTCAAATCTATCAAAAACATCAGCATTCATACCATGTGGATTTGTCTGACCTGGCATCATATCAAAACCTTTTAATTCTAAATGAGCTCCAAGTATCGGTGCACCACAGTTTTTTGACCACTCAGTATACTCTTGATAATTACTATTGTTTATCCATGGAATAATAGCAACTTTACATCCATCATAATCTAATACAGTTGGTTCCATACAGATATTAACGTTTGATGTAAAATGACCGAGAAGTTCTTTAAGAGAACAGAGCTCGTTAGTGTTCTTAAAATATACATCATGGTTTCCTGGAATAATATCCATAGTAATACCAAGCTCACGCATTGGTTCTAAGAAGTGTTTACGATTAGCATTCAGTGCTTTAAAGTTAACAAACTTTCTGTGCTCATAGTAATCACCTAAATGTAATATCTGTTTTATATCATGTTCTTTTAAATAAGGAAAGAATACTTCAGTATAGAATCTATCAGCATAGTTCAAAAAGATATCACTTGAATTCCTGACACCACAATGGGTATCATTTAATATAGCTACTTTCATTTATAGAATAACTCCAGTTTTGCTTTTTCTTTTTCTTTTACTTTTTCTTTCTTAGCAAATTCTTTGATTGCAGTATCTTGTTTACGAACTTCTCCAATCCTTTGCTTGAGAGTATCTACATACGCCATTGTTTCTTGAGCAGTTTCACCATCCATACCAGCTTGTACGAAATCGTCAATACCCATTTTCTCAATGAACTTAAACTTAATATCTTGTTGTTTCTTTTCTTTCATTATTCTACGTATAAATGCATAATAACATATTTGCGTAAAATAAGAAAAGGCGTTTGGTTTACCAGTCCTTGTAGCTGTTTCTATATTATAATTTCCAATAGCCCTTAAGCAATTTTCTACAGCATCCATAACCATTTCTTCTCTATAAGTATATCTTACAAAGTTTGGTCTATGTGATAACCCTTCTGAAATTTTTATAAAACATCTAGCGACGTAATCTGTGACTTTTGGTACTGGTTTGTTTTGTTCTTTTAAATCTCGACATTCGACTGCATAGTCCATGACGGCTTGTGAGAACTCTTTGTTGTTGACGTAATGAGCCTTCTCTTTAGGCTTTAATTTTGCCATAGGTTTTCCTCCATAATTAATCTATTATATCATATTTCTGCGTATTTGTAAACAGTAAATTAATTAAAAAAACAGTGTACAAATGCCAGTTTTTGTGATATAATAATATAGTATCCCGGAGGGAAGGAGTATACAAGATTAATGTATTGTCTTCTTGATATCTACTTCAGATTCCAGGTACTGTTTCTCTTCTTCGTATCTATCTAGCAAGACTTCTTCAAGTTGGTCCATTATTTCAATGTTCGAACGAGGAGCCTTGAGAGGGACACGCTTTTCAGATAGTTTTAAAGCAAACTCAACGTAAGCTGCTTTCACATCTTCAGCTACACTAACATGGTTTACAATATGGTTCATCATAACTTTAAAAGTTTTATGTTCCGAAAAAGGAAACCAAGGGGTAAACTGAAATCCACCTATTATGTTAGAGGAAATATTCAAAGGTCTTTCAACCAAATATGAATCATCGTTTTTCACTGCTACGAGTCCGATAATTTCATCTCCATTTACTAACTTAAAGTGTCTTATATTGAGTTCTTTCATATTATATATTTATATCGTGCAGATCGTAATCAAACTTTTCTTTTGATTATATTTTGATTCTTTCTGCAGCATGGTTTATTGT